GGTGATGCCAGCGCAAGCGGCAATTCCGATATGGGGTCTCGAGTTAGTCTTGTTGCCGGAGGTGACACTGGTGCGGATGGCGAAGCCACACGACTTTACCTGATGAAGCTTCCCGAGAGTGACTGGGCAAGCGACCAAGCCAAACTTGCGGTACTCAATGACGAAGTTGCAGCGAACCTTCGCGGCGACAATCAGATAGAAGAAGGTTACATTCCGAACAGCCATAAGAAAAACGTGGCTGAACTCTTTCGTAAGAAAAAATAATTGGAGGTCTAAATGGCTAACTCAAATCGTCCTGCTGGCCTCGTTCCGGTTAAAAACCTGAACGGAGCTGTGTGGAATGGACAGGCCAACGTGTACTCAATTGCTGCCAGCTACGGCACAGCACTTGCAGTGGGCGACCCTGTTATCTCAAGTGGAACCTCGGATGCTAATGGTATCCAGGGTATTGTAATCGCAGGAACTACTGGCGCAATTCGCGGTGTCATTGTCGGGCTTGGTACGGCGGAAGGTGGCATTTTCAATCCGAATAACCTGAACGTTATTTACCGTCCCGCCAACGATCCTGCCGAATGGTTCGCTCTGGTGGTTGATGATCCTAACGTGATCTTTGAAATTCAAGAGCACGCAAACGGAACACAACTCGCAGCGGCACAATGCGGCAAGAACCAAGTAATGGTTTCGGGGGCTAACAATGGCTATGTATCCGGCTGGCAGTTGGCAAGTATGACGGACGCTCCAGCAGCGACAACCGCAACATTGCCACTGCGTCTCTTGGGGCTATCTCGCCGCACCGATAATGCTTTTGGCGCAAACGCGAAATGGTTAGTTCAAATCAACGTGCATGAGCTTGGGCACGGTACTGGCGCCTCAGGCGTCTAATAGGAGAAGATTATGCCAGCAGGTGTTATCAATACAGGTACCCATCCGAAGCTATTATGGCCAGGTATCTATGCAACATGGGGTCAGGTCTACGAAGAGTATGCACCGCAGTATTTGCCTTGCTACGAAGTCTTGGATTCTGAAAAAGCTTTTGAACAAGGTGTACAAGTTACTGATTTCGGTTTAATGCCGGTCAAAGGTCAGGGCGCACCTATCCAGATGGATTCGGAAATTCAGGGTATCATCACTACCTACACGCACGTTGCTTATGCGTTAGGCTATGCGGTGACCCACGAAGAGCTGAAGGACATGCTGTACAAAGAAGTGAGCGAGCGTCGTGCGAAAGCTCTGGCGTTCTCTGGGAATCAAACGATTGATACAGTAGCTGCATTCCTGTACAACAATGCGTTTGTTTCTACATACTTCACAACTGGTGACGGGGTTGCGCTGCTATCAGCTTCCCACGTGAATGCAACGGGCGGTACGTACAGTAATGTACTATCCCCTGCAGCTGACCTTGCAGAAGCTTCCTTGGAAGATTTGACTATCCAGATCATGGGTACACAAACCGACCGCGGGAATCTGATCGCAATTCAAGCCGAGAGTTTGCATGTACCACGTCAAGAGTGGTTCAACGCAACTCGCATCCTGAAGTCAGTTCTGCAATCCAACAGCTCGAGCAACAACATCAACGTGCTGAAGGCTACCGGAGCTTTCCCTAAGGGTGTGCACATCAACCAGTTCTTCACAGCACCGCACGCTTGGTTTGTGAGAACTAACTGCCCACATGGGATGACATTCTTCTGGAGAGAGCGTCCATCGTTCGATCAAGATAATGACTTCTCAACCAAGAATGCACTTGCAGCAATGTACATGCGCTTCTCAGTGGGTTGCACTGATCCTCGTGGTTTGTTCGGATCTAACGGGCCTTAATAGGTTTGTGGGAGTGGCTGGGGTAACTCAGCTGCTTTCGTGATACGCCCGTAGAACACCCCCGTTGTACGGACGTATCATCAAAGCATCCTTGTCAATTTGACGTGTACACCACTATAGGAGATTTATCATGGCTTCAAGTTCCCCAATGCGGATTCCTTCCGGCTTTACCCAAGATACAAACGATCAACCCCTTGCGTTGATTGGTCAGCCAAACCCTTTCTTTTACGCAACCACTTGGGATGATTTCCTTCCCTATGATGGGGCTCACTATACAGTCACTGTTACGGGTAATGGTTCTGTGGCAGCTGTGCAGGGCGGCACTGGTGGACGGATTCTTTTCACCACAAACTCTTCCACACCACTTGCAGCGGACATTGCAGAAATACAATCTGCAGCGGCTTCCTATATTATGACAGGGGCTAAAAAGACCGCCTTCCTTGCACGGCTGCAGGCCGCTAGTGCTTCTGCCCCTGTACTGCAAATTGGATTGATTCAAGAAACAACCACACCTGCCACGATTGTGAATGGCCTGGTAGCGACGCGGACGAACGGCGGAACAGCCTGGACGTTCCAAATGATCGTTGCCGGTTCCTCCGTCGGTTCTGTCGTTGTTGCTGACAGTGTTTCCGGTTACACAGCTGCTACAGACATTGATATTGCAATGGTTTATAATGCACGATCAGTTAATGGTGCTGCATACGGTGACGTACTGTGCTACTTGGGGGCAGGTCTTGTCGGTCAAGTGCTGAATCAAAACACAGGCCCTACAGGCCCGATTGCCCGCTTCACACCGACAAGTCTGCCGACAGTTGCGCTCTCCCCCACGCTGGCTATGCAGTCGGGCGCCGGCGCTTCTACCACAATCACAGCGGACTTCTTCTACGCAGCTCAGGAGCGTTAATCATGGCGAACTCAGTTATCAGTACTGTTGTCCATGACGGGGCGAGGAATGTTCTGATTGAGGTTACAGGGATTTTGGACACGAGTGATTACGCGCAAGCGGATATCACAACGATCAGTGGTCTTACTCCCGTACCAACAAACTTGCGTCTGGATACTATTCAGTTCGCTATTCAGGACACATGCGCCGTCATGCTGTGGTGGCATGACACAGCTGGGACAAGTCTCATTGCATCCCTCGCTGGTCGTGGTCGTCTAGACTTCGGCTGGTTCGGCGGTCGCAACAATCCTAATAATGCAGGGTACACAGGGAACATTCAAGTATCTACACAGGGTTGGTTATCTGGTGCCGTTCTCCATTGGACACTTTTGCTAGACTGCATCAAGCAAGGAGTTTAACATGACGATGGCTTTATCCTACATGCAAGCCGATCGCATCATTCGATATGGCTATATGGACGCAGGCATCGTCGGAAAACAAAGTGACCCTTCGAGTGAGCAGCTAGCTGAAGGTATGATGCGGTTGAATGATATTATCAACTTTGAGCAGACACAAGGTCAGAAACTCTGGCTAGTGTCTGATACACCTGTGACGTTGGTAGCGGGGCAGAATATTTATACATTTAATCCAGCTGGCAATGTCAACATGGTTAAGCCGATTAAGATCATGCAAGGCTATTGGCTGTCGGCGCAGAATATAAAGACCCCCCTGAATGTTCTGTCATGGGAAGAGTGGTTGCGCCTTTCGACAACAGTAACCCAAGGTGCGATTAATTCTTACTTTGTGGATAAACAACAGCTTGCTATGAAAGTATCTTTCTGGCTCACACCGGATGTAACGGCGGCGACAGGGACTGCACATGTCTTACTTCGAAACCAAGTCACCCAATTCTCCGGCCTTACCGATAATGCAAACTTCCCTTTAGAGTGGGCAATGTTTCTTCGTTGGGCACTTGCCGACGACCTCTCTACCGGACAGCCTCAAGAGATAGTTGCACGATGCGAAGCACGCGCCCAAGCGTATCGAGTCGCCCTTGAAGATTGGGACACGGAGGATGCCAATGTCACCTTTGTTCCTGATGCTCGAATGGGGCAGTCTACCAACGCATTTTCGGGAGGTTATTGAAATGGCACTAACAGATGCAGAGATTGAGAAGATTGCCCTACGGTTACGGGAACACCCACAGAAGAGTCTGGAAGATCATACCGACTTTTATATTGCCCCTGAGGATCATTACAATGCACATAAGAATTTGTTGGAGATGTATAATGATTGGAAAGGGATTAAGGATGCCTTCATGAAAATGATGTTAGGTTTTATTCTTGTGGGAACTGCTGTAATGGCTGTTGTGGGTATTGTTGTAGAGTTTGCGAAAGACATTCCTTCGAAATTGTTGGGACACTGATATGGCACAAGGACAGGGGCAACAGTCGAAACCAGAAGGTCCGAACCCTCGGATACCTTTGGTTGCAGTTCCCACTAACCGTGGGAGCTTGACTAGCTTCGACTCAAAACTCATAAATGCTTATATTGAGAAGGAGGCTGATGGGGAGATCTGGGTTGTAAAGCGCCCGGGTCTTGTTATACTGTCCAGTGGGGCTGTCGGTGCGGGACATGGTGTTTGTAATTGGCTGGGGGATCTTTATCAAGTTGTAGTTGGTGTTGTATATAAAAATGGGGTAGCATTGACTGGGTCTGTTGATTCCACTAACGGTGTATATACGTTTGGAGCTACCTTAGGCGGGACGCCAAGCCTGTTTCTCCAGAACGGCGTCACTATGTACTATTACAACACAACTGTGGGTCTCACGGCCGTACCCAGTCCACCAACGTTCTCCCCAAATAACCTTGTTAAAGGTAGTGCCTTCCTTAACGGTGTTATGTATATTATGGATACGGGAGCTAATATCTGGGGATCTAATGTAAACGATTTGACCACTTGGGACTCCCTTAATCTTATTAAAGCGCAAATTGAACCTGATGCAGGCGTCTGTGTTGCTAAACAGTTGGTATACGTAATTGCACTTAAGCAGTGGAGTGTCGAGGTATTCTATGATGCGGGTAACGCGACTGGAAGTACACTAGCCCCTGTACAAGGTTCAAAGATTAACTACGGATGTCGCCATGCCGGTACTGTTCAGGATATGGATGGTGCGCTATATTGGGTCAGCGCAACCCGTGCGGGTTCTGTCGGCGTGATGAAGATGGAGGCACTGAGTGCCACCGCAATTTCTACGCCACCTATCGAACGTATACTGCAGTCGGTTGACTACAGTGTTGTATACTCTTGGGTGGCAAAGCAGGATGGACATAAATTTTATGGACTGAGTTTTCCGAACTCCGGAGTCACTCTTGTGTTTGATGATAAGATGCTAGAATGGTATCAATGGGCAGATCCAACTGTGGCATCTCTTTCTATAGTATCGTCAACTTTTAACTCTGCACAACAAGTTGTTTTGCAGGATGCTTCAGACGGGAACCTATACACACTCTCTAACACAGCTTATGGTGACGCAGGAACTCCTTTCGCCGTTGAAGTCTACACACCGAACTGGGATGGTGGAACAAAGAAAGGGAAGACGGTTAATAAACTTTATGTAATCGGGGATCAGACGGTGGGGAGTCTTGTGACAGTCCGTACAAATGATAGAGATTATAATCCACAAGCTTGGTCGAATCCAGTAACAGTGGACTTGGGTTTGGAGGCACCTTATATAGATAACATGGGAACTTTTAAAAGAAGGGCTCATCACGTGCGGCATCTTGCGAATACACCTTTGCGGTTGAAGGCGTTAGAGGCTCATATCCTTGTGGGGAGTTTATAATGGCTACCTTCCAACCACCACCAACATACACCTCCCCTATGGTTGAAGGGCCTGATGGAAAGGCTGTGTTTAACTCAATGTGGTTAGATTGGTTTCTGTCTGTAGCGCAGTTTATTAGTGCGACTAACAGTGGGGCGATACCAGGAACGTTTACTTCTCTCGCGGTGTCAGGTGCAGTAACAGGTACAGGGTTCACAAATCTATTTGCAAGCCCTCCGAGTATCGGGGGAACTGTTCCGGCCGCAGGGGGGTTTACCACTCTTGGCGCGACTAGTTTCAGCTGCTCCGGAGCCTCGGCTATACAAGCACTGACAGCAACAACAGTAAAAGCCAGTGGTGCCTTTGGTTGTAATGGGGCGGTGGTGCAAACGGCGTATGCCTCCGGTGGGGCAGTCGTGACAACAGGAGCGGCATTGAGTGTATACGGTTACACGTCAGCCGCACAAGCTAACGCAATCGTTACGTTGCTGAATAACATACGTGCGGCACTTGTCGCAAACGGTATAATGTCTTAAGGGGATTGATATGAGTTTCTGGACTAAACCTAGTTTTTCTATCCCTTCGGGGCCGATTATTCCTGGTGTGGATAATCCGGTACAGAGCGGGAATAGTACGTTGTCACAAGCTGGTAGTGCCTTGGGTATTAATCCGCAAGGGATTAATATACAGAACACTATCGCAACGATTGCAGACCCTGTAATGGCAGGGGGGAATGCCATCAGTCGTGTAACTGGTGGTTCAGGAAATGTGATGACTGATGCAGGTATTGGAGGTTTTGTCGGCAATACGGGTAACATGACTTATAGTGGGATGGGAGATGCTGCCCTGATTGGGGGTGCGGTTCTTGGCGGAGCTTATCTTGGTGGGGCGGATTTAACCGGTACCTCCGCCGACATGGTAAACGCCGGCGACACGCCAACCTTAACTGGCACCATAGTTCCCAATGGTGGTGCTACGGATTTCTCAGGCTTTGCAAACTCAGGGACAGGTACCGATTACAATGCCTGGATGAATGGGGTAGCAAATGGGGGAAGCTCCGGTGGTAGTATGTCGTCCCTCGCCACTCCTTCAGCTGGTGGGACGACCTTCGGCCAAGCGATGGGGCAAACTGCTGGTAACATGGGAACGATGGCTACGGTTGGTGCGGGACTTAAACTGGCAGCTGGTATATATGGTTTAATTAAGTCAAGCCAGAACCCCAATGTCTCTAACACACCAAGTCCTGCCATGACAACGGCAACGAACTCTAATGCGGCAGCTTCGACAGCAGCATCAGGGCAGCTTACGGCGGCCATGGCAGATCCAAATGTTTACTACAACTCAGCCCAATACCAAACAGGACTGCAAGCCGTCGAACGAACGGATGCTTCGCAGGGGTACTCCGGCTCCGGTAAAATGATGGCGGATCTTCAGAATTATGGTGCAACTAGTTACCAAGCCTATCTTACTAACTTAGCGAGTATCGCAGGGACGACATTGAACGCCGCATCAGGCGCACAAACCTCCGGTACAAATATAACGCAGGCTTCGAACCAAAATAACTCGTTGACTTTGCAATCTGAAATCAATGCTCTTAATTTGATTGGCGGAACTATAGGACAAATAGGTTCATCGAATCCGTCAACTAGCCAGTCTGCGGGGTTCTAACATGCCTAATCCACTAGCAATAGAGTACGGCCCGACACCGCAAGAGCAGATGGCGCAACTTGCAAGTATGCAATCGCAGACGCAACTGCGGCAAGCCCAGACACAAGAGGCGCAGAATAATACTGTGCTGCAGAAACAGGCTGCGCAAAAAGGGCAGATGGAGCTGGAGCAGGCTCGCAAATGGCAAGAGGTTCTTCGAAACGCGGCGGCAAATAATAACGTACCTGCGGGAAGTGTTCCACCCGTTAGTGATATTCCCGCAAGTCTAGATTTCATGTCCAACCTTGCGATGAATGCACAAGACCCTGAGAGGGCAGCAAAGCTTGCAACAGAAGCTGCGGGCATCAGGCAAAAGCAAGCTACAGCACAGGCACAGCAACTGCTGGCGAAGAAGCATCAAGCTGAGGTAATGAAACAGCATATGACAGTGGCAGCCGATCTTGCGGATACGGTTAAGGATGATGCGTCGCTGGAACGGTACAATACATTGTTCGCTATGGAGACTGGACAAGCCAGTCCGTTCATGGGGATGAAGTATAAAGATGTTGCAGAAGATTTAAAAAATATTTCTACCCACGCTCGTACACAACACCAGCGGATTGATGACCAGATTAAGGCAGAAGAGGCTAAGAGTCGTGAAGCCAATCGGCAGGATCAGATTCGTTCGCGGCAGTTCAGAGATGCGCAGGAGGCTGCTCTACGAACATTGAAGGAAAAGGTACTGGCAAACAAAACGAAATCTGGTGGTAAAAGTATTGGCGAACCTACAGCGAAAAATATCGAACTAACCTATGCAGACTTGAAGGCGCAGAATGATAGGGATAAGCTTGGGTTAGATGATACGGAGCTGTTGCAGAAGGCTCGGGCGGTTGAGTCGCAAGTGAAAGCAATGATGCTCGCACACTCTGGCCTCCATGCTGATGATGCGCGGAGACAGGCACGGCAAGGTCTTAATATGAAAGCTGGTGTTACCTATCAAGATGGTTCGACAGCTTCTCAAGCTCTCCCAGTACCTCCGGATGGTCAGTTCGAAGATGGGAAATTCTATGCCGCACCTAAGGGTGGTGTGTATCAAGTTGTGAAGCGGGGTGGTAAATGGGTTCCGATTAAGATTGATGTGGAGCCCTCCGCCGCTGGGGTGGAAGTTGTTGAACCCCTTGTAGATGATGAAACTCCACCAGATGATGCGGAGTAAACATGGCTGATACAATGGAAGATGTATTTGGTGTTGCACCAGCTCCGGCACCGGCTACGGCAGCTGCAGGGAAACCTGCACCTAAAGCTTTGACAATGGAAGAAGTATTTGGGACACAGAAGAAAGCTCCTAGCATTGCCCAAGAGATTATCCCTGTTGTAGATACAGTTCTTGGCTTCCCCGCTTTTGTCGCCCAGATGGGTATGACGGGAGTAGCGGATATTGCCCAACTGGTTGATGGAACACCGCACCCAGCTGCCGCCGGTGCTGCCATTATCGGGAAAGCTATGCAGACACCTTGGATGAAGTTCATGCAGAAACCTATACAGACAGCTATGGGTACAGATACTTCGGATACGAAGATGGAAGCTGTGGGGAACTATATTACGAAGCAAGTGGATGCTGCAGCTGATTACGCTACGAAGAAGACTGGGAATCCTGAGATGGGAGAAGCGGTTAGACAAGGTGCGAACATCGCTATGGCGAAGGGAGGTGATCTTGTGCGCCATGTTGTGATGAAGGGAGCGGAGTCTCTAAGTCGGAAACCGGTTGCGCCTGAGGCGAAGCCTGTGGAGCCGGCAGCTCCGGCTGAAGAGAAAGCCCCCGAGCCTACCCACGGAACACTGTTCGGAAAAGATGCCCAGATCAATGCGGAGAAGATAGCGCATAAGCTTGTGAACTCAGGTGCAAGTCTGAAGGAAGTACTGGCCGCACGGAAGCGGAATCCACTGGTGGGTTCGGCTGTCGATCGCATAATGGGGCAAAGGGAAATGTTCCGCTCCGGCCCTATGGCGGAGGAGGTGAGCCAAGGAGAAGTGTTGCCACCAGAGTTAAAGAGCGGGCGGGAAACTATGCAGCAAGCTTTACCAGACCCTCATGAGTATGCTGGAGCGGTGAAGGCAGCTGCAGCTGAGCGGGTGAAACAGTTGGAGGATAAAGGGAAGCAGGAAGTTGCGGAAGCGGAAGCGAAGCAATCAGCGATTCCGAAAGAGTTGAAAGCACCTGAGCAACAATATACGGGCGGGAAACAACGGGGTTCTACGGACGTTAAAACGCTCGCTAAAATCGCCGCCGCTGGTGTTGGGGCTTCGGTCGGATACGCCCTGTCAGATAAAGAAGATAAGATTGCAGGGACAATTGAGGGTGCTCTCGGAGGTCTCGCCCTCACAGCAATTCGCCCTGCCCAAGTAGCCTCCGTCATCGGCAAGATTACTAAGCACGATGACCGCATAACTGTAGGTGATCTCGGTGACGACCATGAAGTTGCGATCAAGAGTGCCGAGGTTGTCAACTATATCACGAGGAAGAAAATTGATGCGAGAGTTCCAGACAAGGCTCGTCAAGCCAACATCACCCACTGGGTTGAAGGTGATAAAGGAATTAAGCTATCCCCCGAAGAGTTAGCCGTTGCGAAAGAGGCTAGAGCCTTCTTCGACAAGCTTGCACAGGATCAGATGGCTGCAGGAACGTTGAAAGGTTTCCGTGATAATTATGTTACACACATCTGGGACTGGGGCTTGCAGGGGAAGTCTGCGATTGAGCGGGCGCTGGATCGAAAAGGTTCTTCTTCCGGTATGTCACCGAAGAGCCAATTTTCGAAAGAGCGTACCATCACTTCGCTGAAGGAGGGAAAGGAACTTGGGCTTACTCCGAAGACGGAAAGCATTGGCGAGATCATGGAAATTTACGGGAACAGTGCTGCACGAGCAATGGCGAATAAGGCGCTGCTGGACGGACTGAAGAAAGCGAAGACGCTTGATGGAATACAGCTTGCGGTTGCGGCTGATAAAGCTCCGCACACTTACGTCAGTCTGAATCACCCACAGATGAATGGCTTGCGGGTGCATCCCGATATAGCCCCGTCGCTTGAATTTTTATACGATGCCCGGACACCGAGTGCGGCAGGGCGCGCTCTCGATGCTTTCAATACGGCGCTGAAACGGACTGCGGTATCATTCAGTCTGTTCCACAATAAAGCCTTGACAGATGCTTTCATCGGCGGGTCGAGTAAGCCTTGGAGAGTGGCATCTAACATCGCGGGGTTCGTTACGGCGAAGGATGCTTACTTGAAGCAGTTGAATGATGAAGGTCTAACACCACTGATTCAACGGGCTATCAAAGGTGGGATGACATTCACTCTGGATAAAGGAACTTCCGTTGACGAAGATGTTGGCGGAGCTTTCTACGGCGCATTGAAAGATCTGCAAGGAGTCGCTGATCAGATTATCCCGGGTGCTGGCAAACCTATTGAAGGTATAGCAAAGATCAACCACGCTGTGGATACATTGACCTGGGCTCGGATGCACACAGGGATGAAGCTGAATATCTTTGCGGAGAAACTTGAACAGCTTACTCTGAACAATGCACGGGCGCATGAAGCGAATCCGGAGAAGGTCAAGCTGTTTAAAGAAGGTGAAGCGGAAAAGATTGCCGCAAGTTTCACAAACGACATCTTTGGGGGATTGAACTGGAGACGGATCGCTGAAGCTACGAAGAGAGAGTGGGCAAGAGACATTGCGCTCGGTGCACTTAAGCCTTCGAGTCGTCGCCTCATGCAGCTTATGCTGTTTGCCCCCGACTGGACATTGTCTACTGTTCGTGCCATGACACAAGCGTTCGGGGAAGGTTCTGGGGTTAAGGGATTGCTGAACGCGCGAACTCTTGCTGACCTCCATCGCCAGTATGTTCTTCGCTCGGCACTGTATTACCTTGCGATAGGTGACGGGATTAACTATGCTATGTCAGGTCACCACATCTGGGATGATAAACAGAAAGATAAGACCCGCATCGACCTTGGGGATGGAAGGACTATGCAATGGTCGAAGCACTCGATGGAGCCGATTCATTGGTTGACAAACCCAGCGCAGCAAGGGCTGAATAAAATGGGGCAGCTCCCAAAACAAGCCATGGAACAGATGCTGCATAAAGAATACCTTTCCGCGCATGGACAGTCGCCGGAGATGAAAGAGAGTCGTGTCGCTCATTTGGCAAAAGGAATTTCCCCGATCTCCGTGCAACAAAACTTCGATGCTGGTTCCAGTGCGGGTATTGCTGGTTTCCTCGGCGCACCTATCTACGGGAAAACGAAAGACCAAAAGTTTAAAGAGAAGCTCGAGAAGAAGTATAAGCAACCTTCAGCAGAGGAAGCGGCGGCAAAGCGAGATAAACGATTGAAAAAACTTATGGAGGGTGAATGAAGATCCTAGTGATTGATACGATTAAAACTTGTCTCTTCCTCGCCATGCGGTTTGAAGAGGCGGGGCATGAGGTTCGCTATTTTCTCTTCCCACTCGATTCGGGGAAAGCTAACCCTGACGGTGACGGGGTAGTGGGTAAAGTGAAAGATTGGAAGCCCTCTATGGGATGGGCAGATCTGATCGTGATTACAGATAACTCAATTGAACCAGAGAAGTTTGAGCCTTACTTTAAACAAGGCTATCCCATTTTCGGTTGTAATGCGAAAGCGGCGGAACTCGAACTCGACCGCGAAACTGGGCAGAAAGTGTTCCAAGACTGCGGGATTGAAGTCGTCCCTTTCAAATCGTTCAAAGACTATGATAAGGCCATCGCGTATGTAGAGAAAGAGAAGCGACCTTTTGTATCTAAACCTTGGGGAGGGGAATCCGATAAATCTCTTTCCTATGTTCCGAAGGGGGCTACACCAATTGAAGCCGCTGCAAATTTGGTATCTCAACTGGAGCATTGGAAGAAGCAAGGTCTTAAGGCTGACTTTATACTCCAAGAGATGGTGGAGGGGGACGAAATGGCAGTGGGTGGCTGGTTCGGCCCTCATGGATGGAACAAGTGGGTTAATGAAAATTGGGAGGAGAAGAGATTAATGAATGATGGCTTCGGGCCGAATACGGGGGAGATGGGGACGGTTCTTCGCTATGTGAAGAAGAGTAAACTGTTTGACGATGTGTGTGAGCCGGTGACGGAGAAGCTACTTGAACTCGGCTATGTCGGATATGTAGATGTGAATTGTATCGTGACAAAAGAAGGAACTCCGATTCCCCTTGAATTCACTATGCGATTCGGAGAGCCTCATTATAAACTCGCTATGCACATGCACAAGGGGGATCCGGCTAAGTGGATGTTGGATCTTGTGAAAGGGAAAGATACACTGGATTGTGAGGAAGGGTTTTGTGTAGGGATTGTTATGGGAATGGGAGATTATCCTTGGGGTAATGCTGACCCACTGACAGTGACCGGCCACCCGATTCGCGGGATTACGGATAAGAATCGGGAGGGTGTTTACTTCTCCAGTGTGATGCTGGGGGAAGCTCCTGTCGTGGTTGGGGGAAAGATTACTCGAGCAGAAACCTATGTGAGTTCGGGGGAGTATACGCTGACAGTTTGCGCAACAGGGAAGACGGTGGCGGAGGCTGCCGAGAGGGCGAATGAACTTGCAGAAGAGATTAACTGGCCACCACATATAACAAGGCGGACGGATATAGGAAAGCGTCTCGAGAAGGGACTTCCGGAGTTACAGGTTCACGGGTATGCAAAGGGAGCTCGCTATGGGAAAAGCTGATTACTTACAGCTCGGAGATTGGAACACAGTCTGCTATGAGTGCGGAAAAAAGTTTAAAGCGAGTATGCTGAAGAAACATTGGCAAGGTTATTGGGTTTGCCCAACTTGCTGGGAGCCGAGACATCCACAAGATTTCGTGAAGGCGGTGCAAGATGTAGTTACGCCACCGTGGGTTCAGCCGTTACCGACTGGGGTCTTCTTGTATTTCAAATCAGATTATACAGGAGTGATTGACTGGATGACAGTTGATCTTGGGATAGTGAATATAACAAGTGCGGGAGTTTAAATGACTGATACACTTTTTGTACCAAAAATTACAGTGGTTGCGGCAGCCTGGATTCAACCGATTAATGACGCTGTGTATAGAGGGGTTGATCCGAACTACCAGACACTCGGCGGGTTGGTGAATGCTTATACGTTTGCGTTTCCTTCCGGGAGTCTGATTACCGCGTTGACAGCGGGGATGGTCATTCGGGCCAATGTGAATATAACTAATACAGGGGCGACCACACTGGTAGTGACGGGGGCAACTGCATTGGGCTCCGTAGCAATTACGAATAAAGGCGGGGCACTGATTGGTGGGGAACTAACGGCGGGATCTGTTGTCGAACTGATCTTTGACGGAACAGGGTTTCAGATTGTCGGAGGAACCGTTCGCTTTGCGCCGACGGAAACCCCTGCAGGTACACAGAACGGAGTGAATACGAGTTTCACCCTTGTACACAGTCCGAAAACAGGGTATCTGTCTTTACATTCAAACGGTTCCTTGTTACAATCCGGTGCAGGGAATGATTATACGATTGTGGGAAATGCTATTACAATGGCAACCGCCCCGCTAGCAACAGATATTTTACTTGCAGCGCCCTATCAATATTAAAGGAGAATGAGAATGAAAAAGATTTTAATGGGAGTGGTAATAGCGATTGTACTTGTGGCACTGACAGCATCTGCTACGAAAATTAACCTAACTACGCAGTCGATTGTAGGTGGGACTAATTATGGTGTGCTGTATCAAAGTGCGGCAGGAATCCCAGCGACAATTACGGGGGCTTCAGGGACGGTACTGACTTCAACAGGGACGGGCAGTGTGCCTATATATACTCCGATGGTTGGGGCAACATTGAGTGCGAATCAAACTTTCACGGGGGTGAATACTTTCAGTAATGCAAGCTCGACTTTTGCGGGCAACGCTACTACAGCTACTAACCTTCTTGGCGGAACGGTACAGGGTACGCAGTTAGGTTTTCAAACTGGAGCAGGGGTTGGTGGAACGGTAAGCACGCCTTATGGTACGAACGCAACACTCAATAAAATGAGTGGTCAACTTACAATACAAGCAGCCAACTATACAGTCGGTAATCTATATTCCACAAATGTTTATGATTCAAACGTAACTGCAAATGATGT